GATTAAGAAATGGCAAGAAGCATTTTCCAAGATATTGAAAGAGTGGGATAAGTAATGGCTGGCAGTAGAACACTTAAACTCTCGATTCTTGCTGATGTCGATGATTTAAAAAAGAAGCTGGATACTGGCTCTAAAGAGGTCGAAGGCTTTGGCGGTAAGTTAGAGAAGTTCGGCAAAGTCGCAGCAGCAGCCTTTGCAGCAGCGGCGGCAGCAGCAGCGGCCTATGCAGTCAAGCTAGCCGTTGATGGCGTTAAGGCAGCTATTGAAGATGAGGCTGCCCAGCTTCGTTTAGCCAATGCCCTTAAGAATGTTACTGCTGCAACCGATGCCCAAATTTCAGCAGTCGAGGAGCAGATACTTAAAACTTCTCTTGCTACTGGCGTTGCTGATGACCAATTGCGCCCAGCACTCCAGCGCCTAGCAACTGCCACAGGATCAGTAACAAAGTCCCAAGATTTATTGAACCTAGCCTTAGATATTTCAGCTGCTACTGGCAAAAGTGTTGAAACAGTATCTAATGCTTTGGGTAAAGCATACGAAGGCAATACCAGCTCTCTGAGCCGACTAGGTGTTGGTTTATCAACTGCCGAAATTAAAACCCTTGGATTAGAAGGCACAGTCAAGCAATTGGCAAATACTTTTGGCGGAGCTGCTACAGTCCAAGCTAATACTTTTGAAGGGCAAATCGCAAGACTCAAAGTGGGCTTTGATGAAGCCAAAGAATCAGTAGGAGCGGCTTTATTGCCTACTCTACAAAGGTTATTAGATTATTTTATTAACACAGTTATTCCTAAATTTATTGAATTTAAGGATGCAGCACTCAGGCCAGTTACCGATGCTATTGCTAGAAATAAAGAGTCATTAACTATTCTTTATAATTTTATTAAAGATTTTGTAGTGCCAGTATTGATTAATAACCTTGGCGGAGCACTTAGCTTTATCGGCAAAGTTGCTGGTGGTATTTTGGATGTTATTGGCGCAGTAGTTAATGGAATTAAGAGCGCAGTTAATTTTGCCATCGATGCAATAAATGTTCTTATCCGCGCTTATAATGCCGTTCCACTTTTGCCTAATGTATCTACTATTTCTAAGCCATCATTCTCAGCACCCAGCACTCCAAGCAGCTCAACACTTCCAAAGATTGCTACTGCTCCAAGCCCAAGCATCCCAGCAGCTCCTAAGCCATCCACTACTCCAAGCGCTCCATCGGCTTCGACTCCAAGCGCCCCATCGACGCTAGTGCCAAGCGGTAATGCAATTCCATCTGGATTTAATGTCGCTGGAACAGTTGCAGCTAATAACGCTGGTGTAACTATTAATGTAAATGCCCCATCAGCTATTGATGAAGAAGGATTTACCAGAGCAGTTATCTTGGCGCTTAATAACTCGACTAATCGCGGAACTACTGGCGCTGGTGATCTTAGGACTTCGGCTCAAATCTTATGACACTCTGGACTCCCGATTGGAAGATTTCAGTTAATGGTTCTGAATTAACCTCGGTTACTTTAAGCAACTTAAGTATTACCTCTGGCCGTCAAGATATTAACTCACCTACCCCAGCAGGTTACTGCTCGCTAGAAGTTATAAATACCGATGGCACTAATTATGATTTCAGTATTAACACCGCAGTAACTATTGAAGTCAAAGATACGACTGGCGCTTATGTCTCTATTTTTGGGGGTCGCATTTCAGACTTGAGGCAAATTGTCCGCAGCGCAGGATCTAGCGCAGTAATTACTAGCTTAAGAATTACGGCCATTGGAGCTTTGGCTAGAACGCAAAGAGCCATATTTAATGGCAACTTAGCCGAAGGTTTAGACGGCGCGCAGATTACCGACTTACTAGATGAGCTATTGCTATCGAGTTGGAATGAATTGCCACCAGCGGAAACTTGGGCAACTTACAATGCGACAGAGACTTGGGCTCAAGCTGGAAATATTGGCCTTGGGACAATTGATGCTGGCGAATATACAATGGTTAGCCGCCAGATTACCGATAGCATCATTTACCCAATTATTAATCAAATTGCTAGCTCGGCCCTTGGTTATATGTATGAAGATGCCAATGGCAATATTAACTATGCTGATGCCAGCCATCGCCAAGATTATTTAATAGCCAATGGTTATACAGACTTAGACGCTTCTCACGCCATCGCTTCTGGCATCGGCGTAATCCAGCGCCAAGGCGATATAAGTAATAAGATAATTATGGACTATGGCAACAATTTCAATAGCTCCTACACTGCTCAAGATTTAGACTCTCAAGCGGAATATGGACTTTTTGCCGAGCAATTCAATAGCTACTTAAAGAACGCGGCTGATGTCGAGGATGTAGCAGATCGCTTGATTGGTCTTAGGGCTTGGCCTAGAAACACTTTCCAATCCATTACCTTTGCCCTGCAATCGCCAGAGATTGATGACGCAGACCGAAATGCCTTATTAAATATATTTATGGGCCAACCAGTCAGAATTACCAATCTGCCCATAAATATTCTCGGTGGCGAATTTACTGGCTTTATCGAGGGCTGGACTTTTAATGCGTCAGTCTCGGGCCTATCAGTTACCTTTTTGGCTACCCCAACAGAGTTCTCGGCCTTTGCCCAACAATGGGCTCAGGTTAATGCAGCAGAAAGCTGGAATAGTGTGCTCAATACCTTAGAATGGCAAGACGCGATAGGAGTTATCAGCTAAATGGCAACAACAACTAATTACGGATGGGAAACCCCAGACGACACAGATTTAGTCAAGGATGGCGCAGCTGCCATAAGAACTCTTGGCTCGTCAATTGATACTACAACCAAAAACCTAAATCCTGAAACAACTACTGGCGATATTGCTTATAGATCAGCTACCGCTAATACCAACACTAGATTAGCAATTGGAACAACAGGACAAGTCTTAACAGTCGCAGCTGGCGTTCCGAGCTGGGCTACTCCTACAGACCAAACTCCATTAACAACTAAGGGCGATGTATTTACCTTTTCAACAGTTGATGCTCGTTTAGGCGTTGGAGCTAATGGAACAGTTTTAACTGCGGATTCTGCTGAAACGACAGGATTGAAATGGGCTGCTCCTGCTGCTTCTGGCTTTGTAGGTTGCCAATTAACTAACTCAGGGCCTAAAACTCTTACTACTGGCACTTCTACGATTATTACTTTTGATACCGAAAAGTTTGATACCGATGCTTTTCATAGCACCGTTACAAATACTGGCAGAATCACTATTCCAAGCGGTAAAAATGGGAAGTATTTATTTACTGCCAAAGTGGTATTTCAAGGAAATGCTACTGGAGTTAGATACGGATCATTTAAGAAAAATGGCACTACGCAATATCGCATAGCCACTTTACAAGCAGTAACCAGCGGCAACCCAGATGTAACGGCTTTTACAATGTCGCAAGTATTTGATTTAGTCGCAACCGATTACATTGAATTAGTCTGCTTACAAAGTAGCGGTGGCAACTTGAATGTTCTTGGTTTATCAGATGGAGATACAGAAGAAGTGTATTTCACCGCGCAATTTTTAGGAGCATAAATTATGGACATAATAGAAGCAATTATTGCAGCGTATCCAGAAATCAATATAACTGATAACTTTATGGAGCTTGGTATTCATCTATTAGATGACGGCGATGGCATTGTCTATATTGAAAAATGGACTTATAGCAAGCCGATTCCTGATGGCCTTTCAGTAGGCAAACCAAGCAATGCCTAAATTATGCGCTGCTGGTATTCAGCTTCGGGAGCAAATCGATGATGATTATCCTGATCGCGATAGGAAGTCTGATGGCTGGATTGCTGACGCTAGGCATCTTGCTAAAGGCAGTTCTGACCATATACCAATCGATGGAATCGTTAGAGCTTTAGATATTGATGCTGACTTATCAGCTCACAAAGAAGAGGCTTATGCCTTAGTTGAGAAGATTCGCAAGTTAGCCAAGAAAGGCGATAAGCGAATTAAATACATTATCTACGATGGAAAGATTATGAGTCCGATACTGGGTTGGAAGCGCAGAAAATATAACGGCGCTAATCCCCACCGGTCGCATTTCCATATTTCATTTACAACTTTGGGAGACAAAGATGGCAGTTATTTTCAACTCGAAGGAGAAGCTAATGAGCGACTTAAAGAAGATGGCAGAGAGCTGGGCAAAGACATTCCTAGCAACGGCACTAGCGACCTATCTAGCAGTCGGCCTAGATGTCGATGCAATTGCCAATGCAGCTGTCGTATCAGTCTTGCCTAGCATTATCAATTGGCTAAACCCTAACTACGAGCGTTACGGCAAAGTCCGTTAATGCCAGCGGCTGAATTGGCCACTTTAGTAGCTTCAGTCTTAGGCTCTATTGCGTTGCTGATTGCTGGCCTTCGCTACATAATTAAATTGGAGAATATTCCAATAGTGTCGCGCCTTGATAAAATGGAATCTCAGTTAGAATTGGCCCTAGCGAAAGGGGTCAGAAATGGCAACGCGAAAGCGCGTAAGTAAGAAGGCAGTCAAGCGTCCTAAAAGACGCAGGACTACTAAAGAAACGCCTTTAACAAAGCTTGATTTCTGGGCTATCGCTGCCAATGAAGTTTATAAGGCTTGCCGTAGGGCTGGGATGGATGAAGGAACTGCCTTGGCTTTCGCAATGGATCGCAGCTCTTATCCTGATTGGATAGTCCCTGCCGATGACCCAATTAAGAAGATTGGTTGGGAAGATGGAGAAGAGGACAACTAATCTACTTTCGAGAGGTTGAGCTTTTCGAGGCTCTCAAGTCGATTTATCCAGACTTGACGCCTTTATCAGCGACCGACCGAGCAGATGGCATCACCCACAATTCCTATATTGAGCTTAAGTGCCGTAGAACTCATTACGATACTTTGATGATTGAGAAGAAGAAGTGGGATTATCTGGCCGATATAAGGGCTAGAACGGGCGCTAAAACCCTTTATATCAACGCGACACCTAAAGGGGTCTATCAATTCGACTTAGGGGCTATAAACGAGCCTGAATGGGCTTTAAAGCGGTTGCCTATAACTACTGACTTTGCCAACAAAGCCACCAATGAAAGACTAGCTGGCTTTTTAGATATACGACTCGCCGACTTATTGCTTGTCTAAATCTATTTAGACCCTTAATCTATTTACCTAAATCCATTTAGGGTTTAGAGATTAGGGAGCAAAATGATAAATAAAGTAGCTCTTATTCGATTTGATTCTCAAGCAGGGGCTTGGACTGATGAGACAAATTGGGTTAAGGGATCAATAATCAGAAGATTCGCTAAAGAGCGGATGGGTAAGAAGCAGCTGAGAGGCCGTTTATCTAAGGCTGAAATCTCTGCATATTGGTTAGATAAATATGGGGTGAGCGCAGATGTTGCCTAATTTATCTGATGAAGCAGTAGTAGCAATAATCATTGGAGTTCCATTTATCGGCCTTTATATCTGGAGTTTATTTACTTCAGCCAAAGCCAAAGCTTTTAATGAAGGCTATAAGAGAGGCAGGTCAAGTGTCCGATACGCAGAAATCGTTAAGTGAATGGCTTGAAGAAGCTGGTGCTACCTTATTCGACCGAGGGATTGAGTATGGCGACCCGAGGCACAATTTTCTACGCATTTACAAAATCGCGAGAGCTCTCGGTATTCAGCTCAGAGACCCATCTGAGTTGGCGCTTATTGCTATTGCGACAAAACTCTCAAGAATGGTGGAAAGTCCAGAGCGCGAAGATTCGTATCTCGATCTCATTGGATACGCCGCTATCTTGGGTCGATGCAGATTTTCTACACCAGAAGATTGGGACGACATTGAGTCTGACTCGCAATCATAATTCCAATCAATACTGCGATTTATGCAAATATCGCTGGGGACAAAATAAAAACGGCTGGGATTTAAGAGCTATGACTCCAGCAGTATGGAAAGTCCAAAGCGAAACACCACTTCGGAAAGCGCAGGTTAGATTCTATTGCCAGCCTTGCGCCGATGATGTTCAAAACTGGCCAGATGGCACATTTTATTCATTGAAAGAACAGTTAGAAGATGCGATAAATGATTTCGCAGGGAGAGAGAAGTTAAATGTCGAATTACCTTGATGATTATGTTTCAGTTCAAGACCGATTAAAGGAGTTTATAAATGCTTACCCAGACTACAGAATTAAAACTCATATCTTGGCGGAGTCGCTTGTGGCTAATTGTGATGTCTATATCATTAAAACTGAGTTATATCGCACTGAAGCTGACGCACATCCTTGGACTACAGGTTTATCCTCTGAGTCTAAATCAAAGCAATATGCACTCGAACTTGCGGAAACTGGATCTCTGGGACGCGCACTTAACCTCGCTGGATACTTCGCTAAGACTAAACAAAGCCCAAAGAAGGCAATTGAAACGACTAAGCCAGCGCTTGCTGAATTCATAAAAGAGCAACGCCCCAATGATCCTGAGCCAATTGTCTGGGATGTAAGCGAAATAGCAAATCAATTAGGTGCTGAGATAATTGATGAGATACCGCTTTGCTCTGGTGGCGATGGGCCAATGGTGCTAAAGACTGGCACTAAAGAAGGCAAGGAATATAGGGGTTGGGTATGTCCAACGCCTAAGTCTGGTCATCCTGCTAAGTGGATGAGAATTGGTTCAGATGGGCATTGGGTATTCCAGAAATGAAGCAAGATGCTCATCCATTTATCTGCTCAAATTGCAAGCTAGTTACACCGCATATTGAGCTGCATAAATACGATTCAACAGATATCGCAGAAGCACCTGAGGAAGTCTGGCTAGTTGAATGCCAAAGGTGCTTTATGCAAAGAATTATCTATCCATCAGATCGCGTAACGGCCAAAGAGGACGATATTGTACGGTGCGACCAATGTGGTAAATGGAAAATGAAAGCAGCAAAGTGTCGAATATGCCGATTAGCTGCTGGATTGGAATCAATATCAGAACGCTATTGGACTGGTAATGAGACTAAAGAAAGACCTTACAATGCCGCTTTATGAATATCGCTGCGATAAATGCGAAGCGACAAAGGATGAATATCAGCCAATTACCCTAAGAAGTGAAGTAATCTGCGATAATTGCAAGGTTCCTATGTGGAGAGTCTGGAGACCCAATGCAATCCACTTTAAAGGCGAAGGCTGGGCAGGGAAGGACAAATGAGCAAACCCCATTCTATTAGATATATCCGTCAGCTGATGGAATGGGGATTTGATAAAGAGTTCATTGCTAAAGATTGCGGTATCAACCTGGAATCGCTTGAAACTAGGTTAAGAAGAGCTAAAGAAAGGGAGCGCAGGAATGGGAATCAAGGAACTGAGTCTGGAACTAGCGGCAGTCAGCCTAATAGCTGATGAGGCTAAGAAGGCCAAGGATAGGCTAAGAACGGCTTTACAGGCCGAGATGGACGCTATTGGGGCAGATAGGGTCAAGGCTGAATATGGTGATGATGTGATTGCCTATGTAACTACTACTAAGCCTAAATTTAAGTGGATTATCAAGTCAGATAAGCGATTTGTTGATTGGGTAAGAGCTAATATCCCTAGCGAAATAGTTGAATCGGTGAGAGAGTCATCAGTTGATGCAATATTGGATAAGTTCAATTATCTGGACGATATAGTCATTGATCCAAATGGTGAAGTAATTGATTGGTTAGAAGGCAGTCAGTCAGAGCCTTATCTAATGACTAAGTTCCATAGTGATGGCAAAGAAACGCTGAAGAACGCGTTTCAATCAGGCCAGTTAGAATTTAAGAAAATATGGGAGTTAGAATGAAAGAGGAGATATATCCAATTTGGAGAGATGTAGATGATCATATGGATATGCCAGATGGAGTTGATTTCTAGTAAATACTAATAAAAGTTGTCCAAATAGTGAGATGAGGAGTAATCCAATGCTTAAGATATTTGACAAGTGCATTACCATAACGCCAAAGCGCGGGCGCATAGCTGGCCCTTTAGCGAAGGTAGGCCCAGCCTATTGCCTTTCGCTGATGCTACTGGCCTTTCAAGCTATATCTATCTCTCTCCCCTA